CTTTGTAATACTTGATTATTATTAAATTCAGGAAGTACAATTATATCAAAATTAACTCCAATATTAATTATAAACCCATCTTTAATGTTAATAGAATCATTAACCATTCTATATACTGAAAGGTAAGTAGATAAATTTTGTTTTAATGCTTCACTACATAATGATAATTGATTGTTTACATTGTAAGATAATACGTATAAATCCAATACTGAATTTGATTCACCGGAGGATATATTTTGGATTTTTGTTGGTTCTATAAACGCTTTAGAAATAACTCCATATTTTGAAGGCATAGATAATGCTCTAACTAAGTAATCATCTTGAGTAACATTACGTAATTGAGCTCCAAAATTTGCAGAAGCATTTTCTCTAATTTCTTGTAGCGTATCTCCATCACCCCCACCATCAGCGGCATTTGGATTAGACATTCTAACTGAGTTAAATGTTGATGTTGCTAATGTTTGATCTAAATTACTATTTAAAAAACTAATATTACTTGTAAAATTAGTTAAATCATCAGAAGGAACATTTGATCCTACTCCTCCTCCAGTTAAATATCTAACAGTTAATGTAGTATTTGATGGAGAAATTCCGTAAGTTTTAGTAAATAAAAAGTTAGAAGGTGAAAATGCTGTAGTTAGTTTATCTTTTTCAAATGGTAAACCTATACCTACATTATTAGGATTAGGGATTATTTCTTCATCATTATCATTTGCGGTACCTGCACCAAATTGAATTTCTAAAGAGCCTGTACTGATAAATCTAGTTACAAATCTTCTTTGTTGTTGTTCTAATTTTAATAAATAAGGAGCATCCCCATATGAAGATAAATTAGGATCATTTACATTAGTATTTTTAATGGAATTAAATACCATTTCTTGTCCCAAATAAGGAACTTCATACCATGAATTCCCATCACTATCTGTAATATCTAAAATACCGACAATATTTTCATCATTTATAGCCCTAGTATCAAATTGAATAGGATCTGAAAAACTGAATTCAATTGTATTAATGGTTGAAGATATAGCTTTTTTAGTTTTCTTTAAAAGAAAGGATTGAGGATCTGCTCCTGCTACTGTTAATACTGATATTTCTGTTGGGTCTGTAGAACTAGATATAGAAAAATCTATAGGATCTTCAATGATAAAATTTACAATTGAATTTGATGTAGAAGTTAATGTTGTATTAGAAGCAAAAAATAAAGCATAGTCAAAATCAGGTTGTATATTAGGAGAAGATCCAGTTGCAGGAACTGATTGGTATATGTCAATATTAACTGTTGCTACTTGTGTTACATTTGGTTTATAACCAAACATATAAGCTAACTCATATAAATTATTTGGTTGGCGAGCATATTGTAAAAAATTCTCTTGGATTTGATTATCAAGATAAAATGATAAAACATCACCTACATATGCTGCCATTTCCATAAACATCATTCCTGGGGATGCAGGAGTGAAGTCATTGTATGTTGTAGGGAAATATGTTTTGGAATAATCAATAAGAGATTTTCTTAATTCAGAAAAATCTTTATTAATATATTTTATATCTCGTTTTTTTAAATTAGTAGCCATTAGTTAAATTGTAATTGGATTTCATCTTCTATTCCTGTGTCTATAATATTATATTTTAAATCTACAATTAATGAATTAGTATCAGGATTTGAGAGAATTTCTAAGTCCTGAACTGTTACACTAGGAAAATAATCTTTTAATTGGGTTTGAATTAAATCTTCTAATCCTTCTAAATTTTGTTCAGATAATTGTTCAAATATAGTTGCTCTTAAGTTACCCCCAAATGTAGGATTTAAATATCTTTCATTTTGATTAGTTAGAAAAAAATTAATTAAATTATTTCTAACAGCATCTTGAGTAGTAAATGTAGAATTAAATACACCAGGAGCATTAAAGGGAATACTAACCCCAACCGCAATACTCGGTCTTCTATCTATGGGAAATATTTTTTTAGCTCCTACAGGCATTATTTAATCATATTCATTATTTGATCCATTCCTACTTCACCTGCAGGTAAATCTCCACCTGGCATTGTGCCTTGAGGGTTAAATGTTCCCTTATAAGCTGTAGTGGCTGCTCCTCCTTGTTGCATTTCACCTAAAATACCCGAAAACATGTTTTTACGTTCTTGGGGTGTTAATTGTTTAGGTTTTTCAATGTAGGGTTGAGCATAAGTGTCTTTAGATTCAGTAACCACTTTTGGTGATTTTACTGCTTCTAATAAAATTTCACGCAACTCCTCTTGAATCGCTTCCTTTACAGCTTCTTTAACTAAGTTTTTTAATTGTGAGGTTTTCATATATTATAAATATTAAATTAATCAGCTTTTAAATTATCTCTGTCAATAATAAATTTTAATTCATTTATTAATGTTTGATTATTAGTTGTAAATGATAAATTAGTTTTAATTTGTTGTATACCATATTGATTTAATCCTACAGCTCTTCTACGAGTAACAGTAGGAGTAATGGTTCTTCTTCAATTTGAAGTACAAATCCTTTATAAGTAGCTTGATTGGATGTCTGTAAGGATTTTGTTTCGGTTTCAAAAATACCTTGTATTGTAGGACTAAGTTTTGTTAAATTATTAACTTGAGCTTTACTAGCACATTTTAAAATATAAGGATCAATAATAAATAAAAAATTTACTGATTGTTTAATAAAAGCACTAACTACTGATACTGAGATTGCTGAAGAAGCTATTGCTGTTGATATTGGGGTAATTCTAGATTCTCCGTTTCCATCAAAGATTATATTATCTTTTACTAGAGAAATATCTTGTCTTATTGTTTCTGTAACTCCTGCAGTTAAAGGGAATAATTTAGCTGTGGCAGATAATCCTACATCTGTTGTTGTAAGAGTTTTTAATAAAATATCAACCAAAGTTAAAAAACCATTAGCTAACCCTAAAAAATTAGCTAAAGTATCTAATTGACCTCCAACATTATTTAACACCCCTACAATATTATTTCTTTGAGCAATTATACCATCAGTAACAGAGGTAGGGAGACAAAAATTATCTAAAGCATCCTGTCCTAATTGTTGAGCTTCTTGTTGTACTTGATTAAAAGCATTATCAAAAGCTTCAGTAGCTAAAGCATTTACATCTAAATTTTCTCTATTTTCTATAATTTGAGGTATAATTTCTTGAACAGCTGGTTGTACAGGTTCTGGGAGTTCTTTTACTATTGTGTTTAAAGCAGGTTGAATTAAGGTATCAATTTTTATTCCTTGATTCATTATAAGCTTAGGAAGATTCTGAAATCCTGAAGGTTTTAAATTCTCCGGGATTGCTCCTAAAATAGTATCTATTGGTATTCCTGTCATTATAATGTTTTACTTACTTTAGATTTTGTTGTAGTTTCTATTTGAGTTTTTAATGTATTTAAAAATGGTACTAAAGTTTGTGCTGCTTGAGAAACACCTGGGCCTCCTTGAGGGGTTACAAATCCTAATATTTTAGTTAAATTAATTAATTGTTGTACTAATTGTGATAATAAATCTACAGTAGTATCTCCTTTTAAAATAGGTTCAGTTGCGTTTTTACCTCCTAATTTAATTGAGGGGGAATTAATTACAAAATTTGCAGGAGTATCAAAATTAAATCCTTTTATAGCATTAAATCCAATAGTTAAGTTAGAACTTAATAGGATATGATCAGTTGTTGAATTAAATACTAATCGTCCTGAGTTAAGGATAACTTGTTTTCCCGAGTATTGGTTTGGGTTGGTGGGGATGTATGATGAGTAGCTATTATAGTTTGAACTTGCTACATTAATGGGTAAATTTTGAGTAGAGGTAAGATAAATAGATGAATCATCATTATTTATATCTTCATTAATGGTTATCCATCCTTCATTACTTTGATCTCCTTGACCATTTCTTAAAATCATTATAGGATCACCATTAGATCCTGTTGTTGACCAATTTGTAAATCCATTAACTGTGGATCCAAATCTAATTGAGTTGCCCCATCTACCTTCATATATCACATCACCTTCATATGCTTGTAAAGGATGAATATTGGATCTTTCTACAAATGTATTTCCTAAATCAATTTCAGTAGATTGATCTGTTACTCTTCGTACATTACCCGCTTCAGTTTCAACATAATCTTTTTGTTGTTCTGGTGGTGGATTATTTGGGTTTGGAGGAAAAGCATTATGGTGTGGGTGGTTCCATAATCCTACAGTATTAATATAATATTGGGTTTTCCCACTAGAAAATATTCCTATACTTGTGTTAGGTAATGATATTAAATATACAATTTCATTTATTAAAGGATATTTTCTGTCATTAGTATTAAAGGGTTTTGCTAAAGGAAGTATATCTTGAGGATTAGGTTCATTAACTAGTTGATATTCAATAGTTCCAATACCATTATATTCCCCTACTTCTTCCCATCTAGGATGAGAACTATCTAAAACTATACTTATTACTCTTACTGAGATTAGTAAACCGTTTTGAGATAATGATTGTAAAGTTCCCTTCCCATTTTCGGTGGCACTATTTAGATTTTGGTTTAATGATGAAAATCCGTACTTAGCCATTTATTTTTCTTCTTTACTATTATCTTGTAATTCTTCCATAGCAGCTAAAAGTTGTTCTTTTTCTTCATCCGAAATAGAGAAATCACCTTCAGCTGTTTCTGTTTGTAAAGCACGTTGAACAATTGTGGCCATTTTGATGAGTTGTTCATCATTTTTTACTCCAATTTCCATGTATTCTTTAATTAAGGGAACTACAAGAGTAGCATCACCAATATCAGAAATTAAAGGTTTTAATTCTGAAATTAGGGCT